CCCGCTTAGACGCATTTCTTTTGAAAATCCCCAAGAAAAGTTAGATTTAAATCGCCACACTTCGTGCACTGTTTGCCATAGCGCCAAGACATCCTCATGGCAACCTATTAACTTATATAGTGTTAGTTCTACCTCTATCAGTGGCCGATCGGTCTGTCTGTCTTGTTTTTCCAGGTCGTTTTCAAAGAAGTACTTAGCTGGTTCTGTATCTTTTAGCATATCACCTAAGTCTTCTGGAGTTGCACCGTCGGCATATATCACATTTGCATGTAATAACAATTTCAACCTTCTTTTTAACTCCATGAATATCGGGCTGAAAATTGCTGACACAAAGTAATTTTGCCACATTGTTGACCTCGGTTGTTGTTCTAGAAAAGACTTAATGACTTTTGGCTTTAATAGAGATTCTAACTTCAAATGTATGTTTATGTCATTTATTGCTGTGGTCAAAGTCCCTAATTGTTGAAATTCTAAGAGTTCATCTAATACTCGTTTTGCTCTGTGATGTTTACTAATCCAGTACACCGTAGCTTTAGTATCAAACGTAACTTTGTTTTCCATAAACCATCTAGACATTTCAGCACTCTCGGAATGAAAGTATGCTTTAGTCATATTTTTAATTACTTCTCTTGTGTTTGGCGTTTTCCTGCGAAGTTTCTTGACAGACATTAATCTACCTGTTATTGTGTTATGGTCCTTATAAAGCATTTTTGTTGCCACTGGACGTGATTGTTCAGGTAATGGAGCAGTTGCGTGTTTTGAAAAAGGTTTAACCTGCGATGCACTCTCCCTAGTTTTCAAATAGCCAGTGTTTAAAGGTCCATATTTGACGGCGTTTTCAGTCAGATCTGGATTTTCCCAGAAATCATAACTATCTAGAGTAGTTTCATCTTTAGCAGTTACAACCATTTCTTCATAATGTATATTATCTCTTTCGTAGGGTGAGCTAGTTTCCCAGCCCGTGTGGGGGTTTGGGTGTATGCCATTCTCTAACACCATCGATATGTAATTGGTATCGGGAGGTTTAGATATTGCTGACATAAATTCCACATTAACCTCATCTAAATTCAAATCGTGATTGTCTTCTTTAGATAGTACTGCTTTACCTTCAGATATTACCCCAAACCAATCCCCTGGACGAGACTTATTATGGCTTGGGTACTGCGTTATTCCTTTAACCAGGGTTTTGCTAGTGAACAACTGTAAATCAGCATCAATGATGTAAGACTTGTTGTCAGACATGTACAT